TAACATCATAGGTGGCACGAGTAAAATTCATTGGCAATGTGACAGTACCTCCATCACGAAACCCGCCAATAAACTCCCGATATCCACCTGTAGAATCCAACGAGGTCACATCAATAGTGTCTCGTGATTTACTTGGTCCATCTATGGAATTAATCTCTGCGATGTCAACCCAATTAGAGCCTGACCATCTGCGAAATTTGGTTCCAACCCCAGCAATAGCATTGCTCATTTGTTTACCTCCTTTTTAGTTACGTTAATAAAATTTATCCTCAATTCTAATTTAATAGAGCGGGGCTATTAAACTATTTCTTTTATTTTTTTATTTCTAATTATCCATAAATTCCAAGCATCTTTTATTTTTCTTTTTGCTTCCTCTGTATGATGCTTCCCTTTCATAGCACTATTAATAGATATTTTTTGTCTGGCTTCTATTGAATGGTGTCTCCCAGACATACCTCCTACACACCCTTTATTAGCTACACTTATTTTTCTTCTTGTTTCGTTTGAACAAACTTTACCTTTATTCGGAGATGGTTTCCCTATTTTTGCTTTTCTCATTTTTTCTTTGGTAACAGAAGAATGGGTTTTGTTTTTCATGCCACCAGGCTTGCCCAACTTAACTTGTCTTTGTTTTTGTCTTGTTTCCTCAGATACTATCTTACCTTTTCCTCCTCTCCCATTAACATTCCCTTTCATTTTATTTTTTGATTCTTCAGTATGTTTAAACCCTAAGCAATTACCAGCAAGAGGACATAAATTATACCCTCTACTGTATGCTTGATAAAATTCAATCTTTTCCTGTTCTTTCTTTATGAGAATATCTTGTTCACAAAATAAAAGAATAATAAATTTAAAGTTCATCTCCCTATACTTATTCCAAGCAGCCTGTAAATGATTATTTTCATGTCTCCCTTTTCTTAAATCCGCTTTATGATGAGATAGCCTTTGCTGTAAATCAACAGAACTTCCAATATAACATTTATTATTTATTTTATTTAAAATCCTATATACCCCAATTTTTTTCATACACTTCTGCGTTGAAGGTTAAAATTAATTACTAATCTACAGTTCCCATTATCATCCCAATCCAGTAGAGCGGGACCGCTGGTGCAATAGATAACGGTATATAAAGTACCATTCACGGTGGTTTGACCCAATCCATGCAAGGTATCCTTTATCTCATTTATAAGAGTCCAGGCATCAGCCTGCTTTTTATTTCGTACTCGTATTTGGATGGAAGGTCGTTCATATCCTTTTGAAGTTAATCCAAAGTCAGGAGAAGATCCATATCCATCAAAAATTGTAATACAGTTAATAGGTGTGGACGGTTCTTTATTGATAAACATATTAGTGGCAAATATGAAATTAGCATTAGTTGAAGAAGATCCTTCGGCTATTCCTTGCTCTAATATTTCTGCTATATCTACTGCTGGATTATTCATTTCCTTATTTGTGAAGTTTCTGCAACTATTTTTAATATCGTTTGGAAATTTCTATTGATAGCAATCTGCAACCATTGAGCTCCGGCTCCCTCCCTCCTCATTTTCTTACCCTTTCTTTCAGGAGGATTAAAATTAGCCCCAATCATTTCATGTACAAATCCAGAATAAAATGCACTGTACCCCATTGTCAAGAACTTTTTAGTTGGAGTATTCTTTGTTTTTAACTCTCCCTGACATTCAGATAAAGCGTTAGTGTGATCTGCTGACATCCTTCCTGAGTTCTCACCTACGAATTGCCCGAGTTTTCTTCCTACCGGAACGCCAGAAGCAGTAACTACAAACCAGCTGGCTCTCATATTCCCAGTATCTACTGGAGTCAAAGGAGCCTCGCTTTCTGTTTTCTTATAAATATATGCAGTAGAGTTAATAAGTCCCTTCATAGTCGCTCCTTGTATCTTAGCAAGCTCAACATTAAGCCTTGCAATCAATGGCTTAAAATCTGACATATATTTAGCTCCCCGACTAGTCCCTGGATGTCTTCCCATCTTAAAATCCTCCAAATGATAAACTTGGTGTTAAATATGCTTTCCTCAAAAATTGTGTCGTACTCTTTAATGCCGGTGTCTTCTGAAATCTCTTAATAACAAATGTATTTTCAAAATCTGTTGGATCTGTTAATGCTCCTGCGCTACTCTCAGAAAGATCGTATAAGCTATCTAATGTTCCTTTGTAAAGATAACCTTCTTCATCTAAGTCCTGAAGAACGTAAACAACAGCTCTAGAATTAGACTCGACTCCTTTCGCATCAGCAACTATCTGGGTCATTTCTTCCCAGCGACAAGCTATCTCAATAGGGTATTGAGAATCAAATGTTTTTCCTCCCATACCATCTTCTACAGGAGCACCCCAATACACTGCTGTATCTGGGCAATTACGAGTTATCATTGCTTCTATTCCCATTAGTCAAAACTTTCTATTGCGGTTATTGTTGCTGACTGTTTCCCTATCTTTACCATTTTCCCAGAGGTATCCAATATCATAACCATCTGTCCATAAGGAGTGGATTCTAAATTCTTTCCAAACTGACCCATATACTTTACAGAGGCATCTCCTAATTTTTCTTCACTTGTCATTCTTGACAAAGTGCTTACTATAAGATGAGCGGAAAACCACCGTTCTATCTCCTTATAAGAATCTATACTGGTAGTATCAAACACAGTATTAACAACCTCATTTGCAGCACCTATGAAGGTTTCAACAATATTATTAGCTACCGTACAATTATCAATAATCTCCTTTACCTCAGCTGCTGTTACTCTATATGCCATTTTCCACTCCTTTCTTATTTCGTTGTTTACTTCTATATAGTAATGGTTCTACAATACTCATTATATCATTCTTCCATGGTAATCCTAACCACTCAAGAGTCTCTGCCATTTGCTTATAATCTCCGGAAGCCATTCTCTCTGGCCACACAACCTTACAATTTACTCCTGCCTGGATCATGCCTACAAATAACTTTTCGTGTTCATGTATCCACTCCAACCAACCTTCTCTATCTTTATAAGCAACCATGTATGCTGTCTTTAAACACGAATCAATAATGTCCGGTGGTCTTCTTCTTACAATTATCCACTTAGCATCAGGGAATGCTTCGTGCCATAATGGCCATATCTGGCACAACCTTGAACCTTTAATCATCCATGGCTGATCCTTTGGTAAACGATCATTCAATAAAGCCTCTTCCACCTTTTGTCTCCAATCTTTAATCATAACCAACTGCTCAATATTTGGTAGTGGTCTTTGTCCTTTAATATCAGCTCCAATAAATCCATAGTAAATATCCAATAATTTCTTAATCTGGAAGTTCTCATACATCTCAGAAGCTCCTCCAACATACCCTCCGCAATGATGAATAATCTTAGCTACAATAGAACTACCTGAGCGTTCTATTCCAGTTATGAATATCGGACTATCTAACCTACCTTGACTCATTGTATTTCTCTATGGTTTTCTGCCTGTTTACCTTTCTTGTTACTGTATCTACTGTCCTAATTATTTGTTTAGGATGCCTACGATAAAACGCCAGAGCGGAGTTACAATATCCTATCCTCATTCCCATCTGTAAGCACCTTACATTAAATTCAAACTCCTCAAATGAATGTACCTGGGGAGATTCGTTCAATAAACCTACCTTCTCAAATACCTCTCTACGGTACATTGTAGAAGCACTATGAATTACATTATCAGCTAATAATTGTTCTAAGGTTGGGATTTTAATCTTCGGAGTATATCTTTTTGTAGCTCTCCCAGCGTTCATAAATATTTCAACAACCTGTCCATGAATAAAATCTACTCCCTGTTCCTCTATCGCTGCTATTGAATCCTCAATACAATTAGGAGTTAACATATCATCCTCATGTAGATATTTGATATAATCCCCTTCAGCTTCTTTTAAAGCCTTGTTAAAGTTTTGTGGCCAACAACCGGCTCCCTGACTTAAGATTAGTTGAACATTATCCGGCACGCTGGCAATAGCATCTTTTAGATAACCCCTGTCTACATTGTATGGTATGATAACCGTGACTTTCTTTTTAGTGGTTCTAACTTCCACACTACTAAAAAATGTATGTTGGTTTACATAATCTTTTACCCACTGTAAACTCATAGATGCCTCAGCACATTGATAAATCCTTGGCTTCCCATGGAAACAAACCACCACAGCATCCTCTGGTAGGTGAGATAATACTCCAGTTGGCTTTGGTTTAAAGTCATAGATAGTATTGGTAAGTTGCTGCCAAAATTTATCTTCCTTCACAACCTTCCTTAAAAACATATCCATTCGTCCACTTAAATTCTCATTCTTCCATGCCTTCCAAATAGCATTTATCTTTTTTGAATTGGCAGGGATCCAGGCAAGTCCAGTAGCTAATTGACCTTTCTGGTAGAAATCTTCTAAGGGGATGAACATCCGTGGATCCCCAACCAATTCAAATATCTTCTCTAAGGACTGAATTACAGCAGTATCAAGATCAATGTAAAGGAAAGGACGGTACTGTTCCATTTCTGGACTATACAACATCATCCTACTCCACCACTTGGGATAATTATTAGTGAGTGGGATTATCTGAAAATTACCTAAATCATATTCCTGTGAAGCCTTGTCCCAAAGACAAATAATACATGGACGTTCTTTTGATTGCCACTTGCCATTGATGTGACGCACCATAAGCTCAACATCCCTGAATGAGAAGTCTCCTCCGGAACGCAATACCACTACTATTGTCTTCTTATTCTCCATTTACCCACTCTATTATTTGTTTAGCAGCTCCCTCATAGGTAAAGTACTTCTTATAAATTTCTTCTCCCCTTCTCACATATTTGTGAATCTCATCTTCCGTTTTACTCTTGACAATCTTTACAAGATCCACTATCTCCGATTCATGTATCTTAATTCCAATCTCCGAGAACTCAAACTCATAAGGCCAGGGAGACCAGTCTGTATCATATACATATACCGGGATAGACCCATGTTGTAACGCTTCGCAGATCCTAAACGAAGTAGCACCATATCCCCTGGGGCAAAGAGAAAAAACACTACGTTCCATTACATCCTTAAACACCTCATATCCTTCTGCTTCCTTTATTACAAATCCGGGTTCTTTTATCTCACTTAATTTCTGACGTATAACAAACCCATTTTTCATCGTACCAACAAAACTACATAAGATTCCACGTTCCCTGTTCTTATTTATATTTGGATTTGGCATACAGAGTAAAGGAATTGGATATCCTAAATTATCAATAGACTTAAGACCACCTCCTCCAGCACCAAATATGAGAATAACCATGTCCTGTAAGGTTTGTAGAATACCATCATCATATTGTATAATGGTAAAGTATTTCTTGCTCCTATCAAGCTTATTCAAATACTTCTGAAGGTCTGACATATCAGCAGTTCCATACTTTCTTTCAATATAGAAATTGGTCCACATGATAGGCAGGTATGAATAAGATCCTGTAAACTGGGTATAAGTCTTCCAGAAATACTCCTCAAACATCATTGTATTGTGAGGAGGATAAACTACCTTAGTAGAAGGCTGAAATATTATCGGTACTTTTTCTATCATTATTCCCACGTTTTTTCCATGTAAATCATATACAAAGGACATTCAACAATCTTGGCCTTATGCTCACCAGCAAACTCATCTATTGCCTGTGCTACTCCCGGATAACCAGAATGGTTGTAATCGTGACAGGCAATAACTCCACCTTTCTTTATCTTCTTACTATAATTATCCAAATCCTTTTTTACCTGACTATATGTATGGTATCCATCAATAAATACAAAATCAAACATTCCCCATCCTTCTGTCTTCATAAAACACCAAGCCTTATCGCTGACTAATTTAAAATGGTAATACCTTGCTCCAAAATCAAGTCTCTTTTTCACCTCTTCAAATAAACAATCGTACTCTTCCTGAGAATCCATACTCCCAGGTGCACCGCCATGAACATAATAAGCATAAGGATCAATTCCTACAAGGAGTTTTAAATCAGTGTCTTTTAACATGGCTTCAGAATGTCCTCCGGCAAATACTCCTATTTCTATTCCACGAGTGAATCCTCTTTCCTTTATAAGAGTAGGAAGCACATCATAATATGGAGCAAAGTCGTGATCCGTATTAGCAATAATAGCCTGTATTTTTTCCTGTACTGTCATAATATTCTAAACCTCCTTTTGATTCTTTTATGAATTACTCTTAATGCTGTTCTATGTTCTATATAATAACTCCCATCATGAATATTATGAATGTATGCTAATCCCGGAACCACCTTCATCCTATTGCCAAACAACAACCATAGATAAGAAAAATAAATACTATCCGCCACTTTCAACCTACTATGACACTCACTACATTCTACTACCTTTAAGTATGAATCTCTATTGAAAAAGTGATTGCCTGTATTCATCCATGTTTCGAACAACCCATTATCTATGTACTTCTTAACATTCTTTTTGTCTATAACAAGTTGATTAAATGCTTCATATGACCAGTTTATTGTTTCCTTTCCTTTAGAATACAAAGTCTCCGCACAATACAAAATATCCGGTTCCTTAACTAATTTATCAATAACTCGTACATAAGAATGATCTATTACATTATCACTATCCAATAAGATCACCCAGTCATTCTTACAATTCTTAACTGCCTCATACTTATTATGAAATGGTCCCAAGTTCTTCTCATTCCTGTTCAAATGAACTTTTTTGTTATTTAAAGCATGAACAAGGTTCCATAACTCAAAATAAATATTACTCTTAGAATAATCATCTTGTATGATAACCTCATCAATCAGATTACTATTCAGGATCTGAGAAAACGAATCCATCGTCATTTCACTTCTATTGTAAGTAGGAACGGCTAATGAAACCATCGTATTTTAAGTATAAAGCATCACCCCAGGCTTTTGGCTTATCATCTGTCAATACACGCATAAAACCAAAGCTACCTAAAAAACCATCCAAATCTTGAACTAAGCAACAATTCTTATAGACCTCTTCAAAATTAACTTCCGAGTATATTATGTCAATGTTCTTTAATACTTCGACAGCTCCCTTAAACACTTCCAGCTCGTATCCCTGAACATCTATGTTAATCATGTTAAACTTCTTCCTGTTAAAAACAATATTATCCAATTTATTGATTTCAACATTCTCCATCGTTTTAAAGGTTATTTTAGGATACTTAGATAGATGTGTCCCAGACTCCAATAAAGAGCAACTCAAGCCCTGATTCGCCGTTTCTATATACATATTCCGATAACCCACCTCATTACCTAAAGCAATATTATATGAGATTATAGTTGCTCCCTTGGACCAGCCTATTGGAAGTGATCTTATTAATTGCTGATAATTTGCCTTAACCGGTTCAAAGAATAACATATTCATAATTCCCTGATCCCTGTATGCCTTATATTCCTCACCATAATGAGCACCAATATGGATAACTCCATTAATTTTGAGGTCATACGTTTTTACCATATGTGATAAAGAGATCATCATATCTGTATCCATTCTTTAGGTAACTGTAATTCTTTTATAAACTTATCCTGATCATCCTGAAGCACCCTCCACTGTTTAGGACAGATCACAGTTTTCTCCACATGATCATTTAAAAATGCCGGCCACAAGCTATAAGTACTATTAGCTATGATATTAGTCCTGCAAAGTTTCATCAATTCAAAGTCAAGCCAATCATTCAAATTAACGAATATTATCTCCCTTAAAAAGTATGCTTTCTTAAATGTCTCCTTACACCAAGGAATATCATCACTAAAAACATATATACTCCCTTTTGTCATTCCCAGTGCCTGTAAGTAATACTCCAATGGAAGTACATTAAATGCTGTATTGATCAAATAATCCCCTCTTCTTATATGTATAGATACCGAATTGGTACTCGTAATATCCTCCTTTAATCTCAAGTATTCAGGAGTATAATATTGCTCCTTAACACAAATTTCTTTCCTAAGTACCAGAAGGATCTTCTTGTATAAATCCAAATGTTGCCAGTACCCAAAGAAATTGCAATTATTCATTTCAATCATATCGGGAGTATAATCCATATCCCTGAATGTTCTTTGATTGAGTAAAATTCCCTTTTCAATTTGAACATTAAATTTATCCAATAAGTATCTTCTGAAAGGTTCTTTCTTATGTATTTTCTTGAATGGAGTATAGTAAGATACCTCAATACCTTTGAGAGACATACATTTCCCAAAAGCATATTGAAATAACTGATTTCCTAAACCACCATATATTTTTACTACATTCATATCAACTCTTTAAGAGAAACCTTCTTAAACTCCGTTATTGCACTGTCAGGAGAACAATTTATTATTTCTATTCCCCTACTCTTCGCATCCTTTGATATTTGCTTAAACCCCGTCAAATGCCTATCAAACGGCAAGGATCTTCTATCTTTAGGATTCACTATCTCCCCTTTCTTATAAAAACCATGCCAGTGCTGAGTATTAGTCTCGGAAAGCTTCATGTCAAATCCAAGTAATATAATTCTCTTTGCCCCTGCATTCGCTGCTATACTTATTGCTGCAGCCCCACTATTCTGATTCCAACATACCAACTTAGGATTTGAACTAATCCCTTTTGCATGAGATCCATTCCTTGGTAAACATTTTACCCAACTAATACTCTTCATAGAATCTAAGCAAGAAATCTTCAATCCAGGGAATTTAGCCAATCCATGTTGATGAGTTAAAAAGAAGCCTTTGTCTCCAAAAAACACAATGTCTATCCAAGTTCCAATCATAAATGCAATATTTATCCCAATAACATGCTTATCATGCAGATACGACATATATGGAGAGTAAACGCTTGGAGGGGATGTTCCTTTCCGTACACTTTGAACAACTTCCTCTGATATCCCAAATTCTTTTGTAACAGAGGGGCCACCCCCTAAAATCCAAACGTCTCCATCCTCCCACATCCGGGGAACCTGCCAGTACATTTGCTTATTTATTTAAGTCTTCAACAAGTTTCTCAGCAACTTCTTTCTTCAAAGCCTTTTCATTCATAGGCTTCCCTTCAGCATTTACCACATCAAACCACGCTTTACTTTCTCCACGTGGCCTAAGTGAATAAATTACTTTCGCAACCTCCTCTGCCTTTACATCGGTTTCAACATCCCCATCTGCTCTTTCAGGTTTGAATACAGCATCTATGCTTACTGGAATAACCATAGTACGAAATGACGGAGAAATTTCTTCTGGAAATGCTTCAAATATTTGTCCAGGTTTAATTATACGATTCCCTATTCGTAAAGAACCACCTCCTACTTTCTTCCAAGAAGGTTTTACCACTACTCCAACTTTATTTGTTCTTTCCATGATTAAAAAGATTTAAAAATTACTTGATTAGTAATTAATTGTTATGCTAATTTGACAATTCCTGATCTGCCATTCTGATCTGAACGGATCTGTGGAACCTGGATAGTCATTACCTTGTATTTGGTAATCATGTTTCCTTCAACACCCCACTCTACGTTCTGAAGACCAAAACCCTGAACCAGACGTACAACATCCGGAGTCATCTGCACCAGAAGAACGGTGTTAGCTGCCAGTGTGTCAATGACTTTAATGCCACTGATACCAGCAATCTTAAGAAGACGTTCCCTGATTGTTGTTCCGGGAGTAGTTGCATCGTAATCATCGTCAAGGACAATCTCATACCCTGTTGGGATATATAACTGCCAAGGACCATAATGATAAGCTGCAATACTGGATTCCTTCATGTTAAGAACATCCTGAAGTATGCCAGCTGCTGTTTTAGCTGAAGCATCCCAGTGGGTTCCTAAGGTTACAAGGTTGATGTCAGGATGATTCACATAACTGTAAATCTTGTTCCGGCTCCTGTCATCAAGTGTACCGTAAGCATAATCGGTATTGGTGAACAACATATTTTCCATTTTCTCCTTGATCCTACGAGCAGCAAATTCTGCAGTAGTAGTATCAATCGGATTTCCGAGTCCACGGCTTGTAGCAAGTTCCCTTGCGTTGATCTCATAGTCAACGTGAATTATCGGAATTGGTAAGTAATTGGTCTGGAATTTCGGCCTGTCATTAGTACCACGAGTCACCCCGTCCATAGTAAGTACAGCCTCCATGTTGTCATTGACATCATGCCATTCCAATACAGTTGTTCCCATAGCATTACCAAGCTGGAATGTAAGACCTTTTGAAATAAGATCCTCTACTCCACCTAAACGGTATCTGGTTGCGGTTACGAGTGCGTCATCAAGCTGTTTCCACTCATCCCTGCGAAGAGTTCCATTGGTATTGATTGCCCTGTCTACATAGCTGGACATCTTCTTAGGATCTCCTCCATTGTAAACAGTGACATAAGTCCTGCCATCATTACCAATAAACGGTCTGTAAGTACCAAGATTTAGTCGGCCATCCCTCATCAACTGAGAAGCAACCGGTCCCTGAGCACCACCGTTAGCAATTAAATCAACATTTGCATCAAACATTTCTTTTCCTCCTTTTCTTTAATTAAACAATCCGTACTTTGATGCGCTGATTCGTAGCCAGAGTACCTTCGCTTTCTACTGCACTGGACTCACCTGACAAATCTTTGTTCTCAAGAGCAACGGCTACAATGGCATTCTGAACTGTACCAGTAGTCGAATCACCAGGATCGGCTGTGTGGGCACGTAAGAACCCAGCGCCATTAGATTCAAGAGCATCACCTACGTGAACATGCTCACCATCAGCAAGGATAGCATAAACCTGGTCTCCTCTGTAAGGAAGCCAAACCTGTACCTTATCTGCGGCAGCATAATCATCATGTATTTCTTTCCCCTGAAGAGCATCCTCAAGAGCAAACATCGGAGGCAATACATTACCTCCAGCGGTGGCATGTTTCCGGAGCTTTCCGGTAGACATCATTTCCACCAACATACCCGGAGTAAGAGCAGCATTTGCTTCAAACTCCTCAATGACATCCGAGTACTTTTTTAGTTTAATCGTGTTATAACCCATTTCTTTTCCTCCTTGTCTTACTTATTACCTTCAATTTCAACTCCGACAGGATACAGACTTCCTCCACTACCACTTGCAGTATTGGTAACTGCTGCAGCATTAAGGGAATAATTTCCTGTAGGAACTTCTTCTTTTACAACGGCTGTATAAACACTCTCAAGAGTATCCTCATCCATTTTGTTCAGTTTCTCATCAGTGAAAACACCTTTTGCAGTGTTAGCCTGAATCCCTTGGATCATTTTCTCTTTCCGTTCTTTCATCTGCCTCTTACCATAGGCAAGAGCAGCCTGATCTTCTGTGGAAAGTTTGTTCACTTCGATTGTCTTCTCAACGATTTTCTCAACCTCTTTAATGACCTCATTTACCACAGGGGCAAACTTGTCAAGGTGAGCTTCGTCCTGAGTTAACAACCATTCCCTATCTGCCTCAACAAATGGTGACTGTGCGTTGGTAATCAACGCTTCAATCTTTGCAAGGCATTTCGGGCACTTCGTTACGTCACTCATTTTCGTGTCCTCCTTTTTATTGTTAGTACTAAATTTAGTTCTTGTCAAACTACTGTTGACATCCATAGACAAACCCACATTCTTGATTTTCCCGCTTTCAATCTTGCGTGTCTGTATATATTCTTCTATCTCTGCCAATTCATTATCGGAGA